ATAAGAAGTAGATGCTTTGTCAAACCTACAACTATTGGCTATCTGATAATCATAAAAATCATCAGCAGCAGCAGCTCCTCCCGCTGCTCCTATTAATGCTGCTTTATTAGCTCCTAAAGACATTATGCCATCGCCAATCCACCAGAAAATCCATAATAATTAGTGCCACCATCAAAAGTTGTAAAAGTTAGAATATCGACCCCAGAAGTTGTTAAAGTTGGAGCAGTTGCTGCTGCCCATTTAACAGAGTTTCCTCCTCCATCATGGGCTCCAGCTTTAAAAGTTATTGTTCCTGCACCTCCGTTTGTTAATATTATGGTCATTGAACTAGATTGACTGGCTAAAGAATTAGTAATTCCTACATTAAATGTTCCGCTACCAACAGTAAAAGAATGAGTATTACCATCGTTTAAATCTAAATTAAAAGCAGCAGTTTTAGTTCCATCTGCCGATATTGTTTCACCATAATCTTTCATCTGTGCTTGTTTTACTACATCATCAGAAAGGTCAATAGCACCTGTTCCATTGGTTGCTATCGTAATATCGCCATTAGAACCATCTGTTATTACAATAGAACCAGAGTTCGTTCCTGCATTGGTATCTAATTCTAAATCATAAGCACCACTAGAAGATATTTTACCAGAAGCTGCACCACTTCCCACAGTAATCTCTCCTGTTCCATTAGGAGTTAATTCAATATTTCCATTTGCTGCATCTACGATCTTTATAACACCAGAATTTGTTCCTGTGTTTGTATCTAATTCTAGATCGAACGCACCACTAGATGTTATTTTACCAGAAGCTGCCCCACTTCCAATAACCAGTTCTCCTGTTCCATTAGGAATTACAGAAACGTTTCCATTTGCTGCATCTGTTATTGTGATTTTACTAGAATTTGTTCCTGAATTGGTTTCTAGAGTTAAATCATAAGCTCCATTAGAAGTAACTACCCCTGCTTCAGAACCACCACCTATTTTAACAAGATCAGTATCTAATACAACATCTCCTGTGCCATTAGGTGCAATATTAATATCGCCATTCGAATCTGTACTACTAAGTGTATTAGTAGCAAGAGCTAGATTCCCCATTGCTTGAATATCAGTAATAGAAATTACTTCATCGCTAGCATCACAATACACCATCTTTGCTTTGCCATTTGGAACAGTTACGGTTGCGGCTGCTGATCCTTGCGCCATAATAGTACTATATCCACCACTCGTAGCATTTTGAACATAAAAATAAGCGGTTGTGGTAGTTGGAGCAATAGTTACAGTACAATTTTGACTAAGGGTTCCCGTGAATTTAACCACACGATACATTCCATTTTGAACATTGCTTGCACCACTTGTAGGAGAAGCCGCTCTTACTGTTAAAGTTGCAGTTGAAGCATCGGATAAGGCCACTCCAGCAAAAGAAACAAGTCTATCTAAAATATCTATATTAAAATTGGTCGTATCACCCCAAGTTCCTGATTGTTCACCTGTTGCGATTTTTTCAACACCATAATTTGTTGTAAAACTAGAAGCCATATTTTCCTCCTTACGCTGCTATTTCTGTCCAATCTGGACTTTGTGAAACAGTTGTTTCTGTCCAACCTGGACTTTGTGAAACGCTTATTCCAGACCAACCTGGAGTTTGTGATGGATCTATTTCCATCCATATATTAACCGCTCCAATTTCACCTGTTGCACTAACACCTATTATTGATACCACAAAATTGATTGTTACAGCAACATTATTTATAAATCCTTCTGCAGAAACCCCTGTAACATTTACTTCTCCATTGTGAACTACTGAAGCAGTTCCAACAGCGGAAGTTCCTGCTACTCCTGTTACAGCTACAGGAGCTGTTCCTGTTATAACAGGAGAACCTAGTCCTGTTGTTCCTGCTACTCCTGTTACATCAACAGGAGTTATTACTTCAACCGTAACTGCTGTATCTGCAGAACCCCATTCTGCAGAACCCCATGTTCCTCTTCCCCAACCTGTCGTATCACTTAAATAAGCATTTGCTTCCACCCCTGTAACAGAAATAGATTGAGGAATGGCTACTGAAACACTTCCAACAGCTGAAGTTCCTGATACTCCTGTAGGAGAAACAGTTACAGGAATTACGATAGTAGTAGTTCCAACGGAAGTTGTAGCACTTACACCAGAAGCAGAAATAGAAACATCTGTAACAACAGATTCAGATCCTACTGAAGCAGTAGCAGAGACTCCTGTTACAGAAACAGTGATAGGAATAGCTACTGAAACACTTCCAACAGCGGAAGTTCCTGCAACACCTGTTACAGAAACAGTGATAGGAATAGCTACTGAAACACTTCCAACAGCAGATGTTGCTGATACTCCTGTAGGTGCTACGGTTTCATTAACAAAAGCAACAACAGTCCCAACAGAAACTGTTCCTACTACTCCTGTAACAGAAACAGGAGAAACCTCTCCCCATGTACCAGCCCCCCATGTACTACGACCCCAACCGAAAAGATCTGCCATAGTTACTTTCCTATGCTATACGAATAATAGCACTACTCTGATTAGGAGTTGGAAATTGAATAGTAAAAGTTCCTGAAGAAGAGGTTTTATTACTACCAAAATCTAAAACACAAACAGATTTATTACTGTCCGTACTGTTATAAATTAAAGCTCCACGAGCAGTAATAGTTGCTGTTGTAAAACTTAAATTAGCAAAATCAGTAAATCCAGTTGTTCCAGAAGTAGTAGGATCAATCCGTGTTAAACTTCCTCCTCCTGCAGTATAGCTTCCACTATTAGCCACTTCGCCTGTAGTAGTATACGCAGTAGTCGCTGCACCTAAAGTAGCAGTTGTACTTGACTTTCCTCCACCACCTATAGCATATAAACCTAATTTAAAAGTGTCTCCTCCAGAAAGTAAAAAATTATGAACACCTTCTAAAAGTTGCCCTTTAAAAGACGTACACATTGCTTGAGTTATTGCCATTATAGCCTCCTTATATATTCTGCTAGGTCATTATGACCTGCTTTACGAATTTGTTGACAGATTGTAGCACGCTCCTCTTTTCTTGCCAATAGTAAGTGGTCAAAAATTACTTTTCTAACTATGTTCTGAAAAACTAGAGCTTGTTCTTTTATAGCTGGAGGAGCACCATTAGAAACAGAAATAATTTTCTTTGTAGCTATTTCTGCAACTTGTTCATTAGATAAACCTCCTTCATTTGAGGTCATAACATCTATTTCTCCGACCTGCGCTTTAACACTTACATCAAACATTTTTATTTTTATTTTTCTCCTTATAAGTTATTCCTTCTATATCCTGACGACCCCATACATGGCATTCCTGTTTTCTAGGATCTAATGGTTCTGGAGGAGCTAGATTAGATTTTCTGCCTATTTCAATTCCTCCACTTTTTACAGAAGCCAATACCAAAGGATCTTTTAATCTATGATATCCATATAATTTTTCTTCAGGAGCAACATTTGTATCTAAAAAAGGAGAATCATGGGCTACTTCAATTTGTATTCCTTTTGAAATAGCAGTTGCTACCCAAAATTCACAACAGGCTCTTCCTGATTCTGCAAAATGTGGGGCATGTTTATAACTAAAATCTAACCCAAATAAATGTAAAGATGAAATTTTTTGCCAAACTCCAAAAGCAATCGCATATGCTGCGGTATTATTAAGATAAGCTAAACCAGTTTTCTGTATAACTTCTTTTAAAGGATATTCTACTAATCCAGGACATCTTTTATCAAGAGCACAGGTATAAATAGGTCCAGAATGTTCACGCAACATTTCACTCATAACAGTTGTTTGTAATCCTGCTTTTATATCATCCAAAAAACGAGAAGCAGGATCCATCATAAACACCCTATCGTGTTTTATAACAGCACCCATAGAATTTAACGCCCAAACTTCATCATACTTTTCACTTCTAATTCTTGATAAAATATAATCTAAACAAGTAGTGCCTAGACCTACTATCGCTATTTTTTTACCTTTTAAATTAACTTCCTGTTTATTTTTTGTCATGTTCTTTTTACCCTTACCATGCCGTCACGATAATTATCCGAATTTTCCATTCCCTCTGCATAATTTTTCAATCTAACGACGGCTTCTTGAAAACGTTGTGTGTATTGGGTAAGCAACTCCTGTTCACCTTTCATGTATATATAGGCCTCACATAAAGAGGCATATAACATGGCATCAGGCGCATTAGTTCCAAGCCAAGAAGTACCATCCCCAGAAGTAGTGATAGAAGTAGGACGATAATAATAATGAAGTTCTGTAGTATAACTAGAATCAGGAGTAGGGGCTAATATAAAATTTTGATAATCAAAAGGAGAATAATAAAGAGGCTCTCCTGAGGTTGAACTATTAGGTGTATATGTTTGAAGAAAGTTTACATCCTTTTGTAAAAGAAACTTTTTATCACTACTGCCATCTGTAAAAGAAAGAGAAAAAGAAGCTAAATAATCAGCAGGCATTGACAAATATTGGTTTCCACTTTCCATTGTTCCTGTGGCATTTTTTCTAAAATAATCTAAATCAACCTCTTTAAAAATTCTTTCTTCTGCATTTTTAATAAAATCAGAAAGATTAGAAACAAAGGTTGTTTCTGTATTTTGAGTATAATCTTGAATTGCTGTTTTTAAAGTTGTAAATGTATAACTCATGATGTCACTACCGTTACAATTCCTAATTGTGTGATTCCTTGAAGAGAAACACTTTTAGGTCCATCATCACTAAAAAAGCTCTGACCCACAGACACAACCATTGCTTCTTTTCTATCTGGTCTTGGATCAAAAAGTGCTATCGCTTCAATAGGAGGAGGATGAATTATTAATTGAGGTTGTTTAGATTCATATTCTGAAATATCAACTAAAGCACCTGTCCATTCTTTAATTCTTCGTGTATAAGGAAAAGCAACTCCACTACGGTCAGAAATAAATTTAGCATATTTTCCTGGTGAATATTTACTCATATTGTTGTATAATACCTTCCATCTGGAACTAATCGTAAATTAGCTTTATCTCTATCTTCATCGGCTGCTCTAGTAAATTCCTCTTCATATAAAATTTTTAACATTTCCACTTTTTCAGGTGCTTTTTTTAAAGACAAATAATAAGCTAGTCCCGCAGCTAAAGATGGATAAAATCTAAATGGAACTTCCATTGTATTTACCATTGTATCTGCATCATCCATACGAACTAATCTATCGTACACTAAAATATAGTTTGTTGAAGAATCAGGACTCGGCCATACTTTAATAATAGGAGTTATTTGTCTATCTACATAAAATTGATTAGGACGAGAAGTTATTCTCTTAGAAGAAATGTTTAAAAAATGATCTCTACTAACTCTACCCATTGCTAAATCACTTTGACCTGTGGCTCCACTATCTTGTCTTATAACTGCGCTTAATATATCAATACTAGATTGCACATTTATAAAATCAACAGCGCTACTTAAAGTAGTAGTGGCTCCACTTGTTCCTCCAGTTAAGGTTTCTCCTGAAGTAAATGTTCCAGAAGGAACAGTAATAGCTATAGAAGTAGCAGAGGGAATACTTGTAATACTTGCAGTTGCAGAACTTGTTCCTCCTGTAATCGTTTCCGCTGCAGAAAAATCAGTAGTAGAAGCAACTGTCATTGTTAATGTGCCTAAAGGGTATTCAGCAATACCTTCTGCTAAGGTAAGAGTTTCTTGCGAAATTGTCCATCTATTTATTCCTCTATTTGCCCAGTCTGCAAACAATATGTTTAAAGATCTTCTTGCTGTTTGCAAATCATAACCTGTGCGAACTTGAAGCCCACATCTCTCAAAGGCCTCTTCCACATATTCAGCCACATTCATATCAAAGTTTTTTGATCCTGATGTTGCCATTTAATCCTGCGCTTTTGTCTTTCCTGCATTTGGACCCGTTACTAATCTATTTAACTTACTTAACCTACTCCAAAAAGCCTCTTCTTTGTGAGTGATCCCTGCTTTTGGATTTTTTATAACAGATTTCATTTCCTTTGGGGTCTGCATTTCAGGAGCAACAAATGTTCCATGAGCTGCATATACAACCTTTTTTCCTGTACGCTTTGCATACTTCTTTGCCGATTTCGTTCCTCTCGGGCTATATGCAAAATGTTTATTTCCAACTTTTGGCATTAGCTTTTTCTCCTTTTTCTTAATTTTTTCAACGTTTGGGCAAAACGAGCTCTTTGTCCTAATTTACCACCTTTCTTCGCTGCTTTTGCAAGTGTTTTAGCAGGAATTTTTTGACCTTTTTTTATACCAAGTTGTTTTCTTAGAGCTCCTGGTTTTTTAATGGCTTTTTTAATATTTAACCTTTTTTTCCTTGCCATCTATTTTTTATCCCTTTTCTACAAGTCTATCTATTTTATCTTCCAATCTTCTTAGACACTGAAAAATTTCTTGTGTTTCTTTCTCCACCATATATTTAGTAGCATACTCCTCTCTAGTTTTGTTTAGTAAAATCTGTAGTCGCTTTATTTCTGCGACCATCTTACTAAACACCCATGCAAAAGGAGCTACTACTACAGTCAAAAGGATATTCCAAAACAACATAGGGTCTATTTCCATAAGAAAACCTATGAATAAAATACTGTCATCGCAGTGATGTCAGCTTGCGTAAAGGTAACATACCCCCCTCCCTTAAACAGAATTCCTTCGCTAGGAACATCAGGATAGGAATTCGTAGTTACTCCTGCTGTGGAAGCAAACTTCATACGAATTGTTCCTGTTCCATTGGTTTCTCTAAAATTAATAGTTTTTGCTGAAGCTCCATTTACAACATATAATCCTCTTAAACGCAATCTTCCCCTAAACATTACAGCAGAAATAGAAGTACCTGAACCAACAGTGACTGCTCCTGCGGAAGCTCCAGAAGTTGCGATTTGAGTAATAGTAGCAAAAAATGATGTTCCTGTTGCTGCGGCTGTATCAGCTCCAGTAATTACCTCAGTAGCAGCAGTCGCTGTTTCATCAGTTCCTGTTACTGTGAAAGTAATACCTGTATCATCGTCTGCAGACGTAATGGTAACATTTCTAGGTTCATCAAAAGTTACACTACCACCAGATGACAATGCACCGTTGATAGTCATATTAGTTGCTGATCCTGGAGATTGACTGGCGCATACGCCGTCAGTATCGGCTGTAGCAGCTTCAATAAAACTCGATTCTACATCTGATCCAGACATTATCTACTCCTTTATTTTTCCTATTAAAATCAATGCTTTATAAGCAGCACTCCATTTAGGTGGAAGAGAGCCTTTAGAAATATTAGGCTTCTTAGGCTTCTTATTTTCTACTTTTTTATCTGTTTCAGCCATGAGTTACTCCTTATGGTTGGTCATTAAACTGAGTCATACCATCAGTAGTACGTGATGAAACTGTTAGAAGATAATCAGCAGTTACAGTATTTGCTGTAGCTTCACCAGCAACAGCAGCAAACCAAGTAGTTAGTTCTGAAGTAGGAATGTTATCGGTAGTCGTTGTAACCAGTTTCCGATCAACATAAAATTCTACCATACCAGTTCCTGTTACCACAAAACCTAAACGTCTAGAATTAGTAATAGTGCTTCCAGAAACAGTACCATCAGCTAAATCAACGCCAGTATCTGTTTTAGTTTCTGTGCCTCCACTATCACAGACTGCATAAATATCTGCTGCTTCATCCACAACTAAAAACCCAATCTGGTTGTTAGTCGCAAAA